GACCGTGAGTCGGGATTGGAGCGTAGACACATGACCACCACCGTAATGCACGACCAGAGCGCGGCAGACTACCATGCTGCACCAGGCGCATCGGCCTCACGGCTGAAGGAACTCAAGCGCAGTGCGGCCCACATGAAGTACGCGATGGATAACCCGCAGGAACCGACTCAGGCGATGATCATTGGATCGGCCACGCACTCTGCCATCCTCGAGCCGGACCTGTTCGTGAAGGAATGGGGCAGGTTGCCGAAAGGCGACGGTCGTTCCAAGGCCGTCAAGCAAGCCAAAGCTGAACTCCTCGTCGAGTTCGGTGCTGATCACATTCTCAAGTCGGATGTCTATGACAACATTCTGGCGATGCGTGACAGCGTTCTTGGCAACGCACTAGCACTGGATCTACTAGACGGTGCTGATACCGAGACGAGCCACTACTGGACAGAGGACGGCGTGGACTGCAAGGCTCGCATAGACGCGCTGCCGCGAGAGGACTCCATGTGGAGCGACTGTGTTGTGGACATCAAAACGACTGCGAATGGGAGCCCAGAAGAATTCCGTCGCAGTTGCTTCAACTTCTCGTATCACCTTCAAGCCCAGCACTATCTGACAGCCGCTGAACGCCAACGGTTCATCTTCCTCGTGGTCGAGCGCGATGCCCCTCACTGTGTAGCTGTCTATGAGTTGGACGATGACGCACTCAAGTTGGGCCGCGAGGAGCGCGAGGCCCTGCTGGGCCGGTGGTATTGGTGTGAGGCTAGAGAGGCCGCAGGAGAACCGGACACTTGGCCTGGGTTCCCGGTGGAGGTCCAAGAGTTGTCGCTGCCTGGGTGGGCGTACACGCGATGAAGTCCTTGGTGTTATCTGTTTTCCCTGGGCTGGGACTTTTCGATTACGCATTTGAACAAGAAGGCTTTTGCGTGGTGCGCGGTCCTGACCTGTTGTGGGGGGGTGATATCCGATCTTTTCACCCCCCTCCGGCCTTCGCTGGCGTTATCGGGGGACCACCGTGTCAGAGCTTCAGCCCAATCGGAAACGTGAACCGGATGCGCTATGGGGACGATTCGGTGATGGGCGACATGGTGCCCGAGTTCCAGCGGATGCTGGACGAGGCAGAACCCCGATGGTGGGTCATGGAGAACTCCATCCACGCATACGCGCCGAGAGAAGATGCCCACGAAATCACCCTAGATACCTTTTGGTTGGGAGAGCGCCAGAATCGCCGTAGGCGCTTTTGGTCGAACCTAAACCTGCAAAAACACCTACCACCCCTTCCGGCACTGGTTGGCATAGATGCGGGCAGCGAACGCGCCGTATCATGGAAGGACTCAGTGGACTGGAAGGGCTCGAGAAAGCGAGAGAAGGCACGTTCGGTCGCGGATATGCTAGAGCTTCAAGGCTTCTCGCCGGATCTGCTCAAGGACTGCCCCATGACGGTGTCGGGCGCAAAGAAAGCCGTAGGCAATGGAGTGCCGCTCGCGATGGGCGTTGCAATAGCCAAAGCCATCACCTCCGCACTTGAAAAACAATGAAGAACATATTCTCAGAAGAGTTCTATGGTGCGTGGGAGGAGGCACAGCTAAGGCCGGTGTCTGCGATCCCCACACATCTGCCCACCCTCAACCGGGTCATGCGCGATGATGGGGGCGGCAAAGGAATCGCGAAAACCTCTGGGTGGCTCATGGTCATAGGTGGATCGCCTGGATTTGGGAAGTCAGCGTTCTCGCTGAACCTAGCGAGCGCAGCCCTCAACGCATCTCCACCAGAACCCGTGTCTTTCATCAGCCTAGAGATGTCTGGGCCACAGTTGGCTACACGGCTGTACTCTTTGCACAGTGGCACTGCGCTCAAGCTCTTAGAGAAAGGCGGGTTTAGCGAACTCGCGTGGGCAGACACCCACCCCAGGTTTGCCGAACTACCGCCCGTCTGGGTGCCGGACAGGCTGGTAACTGGGTGGGAGCAGATCATGCGGTATGTCCAGAAGTGCCATGACGAGGGGTGCCGATACTTCGTGTTGGATCACCTCCAGTGCGTGGTGCTAGGGGATGACGAAGTCCTGCACCGTGGCATCCAGCGCGTGATCTCAGAGCTACGCGCCTGGGCGGTGGAATCTAAGAGCGCCATCGTCATTTGTTCGCAATTCAATCGTGCGACGAGTTCGGTGATGGAGACGCCGCGCAGCACTGGCCTGTTTGGTGGGCATTCCATTGAGAGCCATGCCGACATCATCTGCCTACTCGACCACTCGCGCTACCAACGGGACGGCAACACAGCGAAAACGTGGGTCTGCGTCACGAAGAATCGACACGGTCCCTGCCTCGAGATCCCCGTTGAGTGGGACTACAAGACACTGCGCCAACGTGAAGCAGACCCGCACGAAGAGGAATCGTGGCCGACATGAGCGGGGAGGAAATCACCCTGTCGGCGTCAGAGATGGCATTCGCCGCTTTCTCTGGGGTAGCGCGGGAGGCTGCGAACCGAGCGGACGGTAGGGGGCGGGCGGGTGGCTTCAGCAAAAGCGGGTGGGACGCCCACATTGAGGGAGCTTGTGGCGAGTGCGCGGCGGGGAAGTGTCTTGGCGTGTACTGGCCCCCTGGAATGGGGGTAATGAAAGGGCCAGACCTGCTCCATTGCATTGAGGTGAGGACTACGCCTGGGCACCACCACAGGCTCCCAGTCAAACGAACCGACCCAGAAGATCGGTGGTTCGTTCTCGTCACGGGCACCGCGCCGGTATTTTTTGTTCGGGGATGGATTGGCCCCGACGAAGCGAGGCGGGAGGAGTGGTGGGATGACACGATTGAGTATCCAAATTGGATGGTGCCTCAGTCTGCGCTTCACCCGATTGGCACACTGCTGGACGCGATACGCCAAAATGGCTAAAGACACAGCAAGCGCCATAAGGCTCCTGTCTGCGTTGGAGTTACTACCTCTGGAGAAGTGTACGCCGGATGCTGCGGAGTGGTGTAGGGACATCGCAGACGCCATCCGTGACCTACGGGGTGGGGGACTGCCCCCTGACGATCCACTCCGGTACGACGGAGGAGAGTTGGTGTCGGAAGAGAGGCTCCAAAGAAGACTTCAGGTTATCATTGATTCATGGCCGTCATGGGAAAAGGAGAAAAAACATGGCAGGAAAAAAGTTCACCAGAGGAGCCGCTAAACGGCTCGACGCATACGGCGAGGAAAAGATTTTTGAGTTATACCGTAAGCGCCGTTCCATCATCAAACTGCTCGCCAACCTACCCCCCGAAGTAGGGACGATGTCCACCGGGCCTTTTTACGCATGGCTAAAGAACGATCCCACACAGGGGCGATGGAACCGCTGGCAGGACGTAAAGGCGATCATAGCGTCCGAGTTGGTCGAGGAGGGGCTCTCTATCGTAGATGACGCAGACGATGGCAGCATCCCTGCGGCACGGCTGCGCTCAGAGTACCGCCGCTGGATCGCGGAGCGTTACGACCGTGCGTCCTACGGCAAGCCGGACGCCCAGATAAACGTAGCTGTCGGTGTCGGTGGCGATTTCCTGGCGGGGCTCAAGGCCGTCGAAGCCAAGCACAAGGCCAAGAGCGAAGAGATCGCGGAAGCTGACTACACTGTGGTGGAGGAGGAGGCATGATTTGTGGACCAGACCACTTCTGGATAACCCTCGCCATCGGCTATGTGCTGGGCGTAATCACGATGGTGTCAGTGCAGGACATCTCTGACTATGTACGAAGTAAAAGGGGGGAGTGATCCACATGGGGAGCCTCGAGGAAAACTACGCTGACGGGCCATACAAGAACTTCGGCCTGACGTTCGATGAGTACTGTCACGCTTACGACAGCATGAGGGTGGAAAGGGTAGACAGGAAGCGTAAGGGACTTGGGGAGTGCCCCTGCAAAGGCTGCTCCACTCGGATACACACCAGCGAATCGGAACTCGCGGTTTTGTACTTTGATCGCGATGAAGGTGCAGCCTTATTCTCGGCCATGAACGACAACTTCGAGGAGGAGGGCTTTAGCGTGAGGCTCCTCGACTGCACCTATTGTGACATAGACTTTCATGCGATGACTTGGATACAAGACAGGATTGAGTATCTCCACGACTTGCCTTATGAGGAGGAGCCACTTGAAGCGCAGCGACCTCAGTTGGTGAGGTGAAGTGCCCGTTCTGCGATCCCTCGCCCAGCGCGGACGGTGGTACAGCCCTACTTCGTGAGCATGGCACCGGCAGCGAATCCCACCGCAGCCATCCACCAGTCGGCCTTGAGCCGTAGCCCGAAGCTGGGAGACATGGAGGAACGCAGTGCGTCGATCTGGCCCACCATGATGATCGCACTCGCCTCATGCTCCACGATGACGGCCCTGAGTCCCAACGCCAACTCGCTGGCCCGTCCTGCGCGTAGCCGTTCAGCCGCCGTCAGGCTGCGCTCGACTTCGATGACCTCCTCCAGCGTGGCGATCTGCACCTCGTAGCTTTCGACCACCGCATCCAACTCTACGACCTGTGCGGAGTCCAGGGACGCTCTCAGGCTCTCTGAGAGGGCCTCAGAACGCTCTCGCGCTACCTCACGGCTACGGGTGAGCCTAGCGACCTCACGCTCGGCCTCTAGCCTCTGCCGGGAAGCCGCCGAATCTGCCGCTGCGAGTGCGTCGGCCAGCGAGTCGGCGTGGATAGTCACTGAATCCAAGACAAGTCCCTGTGTCTCGAGTCGGGACTCCGCATCGTCCGCTATGCCACGGAAGTATGACGCCTGGGAGCTTTGCTGGATGAGGGCAGCCAGGACGCCAACGACAGCGATGGCGATCCAGACCCAAGGCGGGATTCTTACCACCGTGCGGCTGGGCGAGTACCGATCCATCCGGGAGAGGTAATCATCCCGCGAATGTCGATGTGCGTGAATGTCTTGTAGCGCCCGATCCCGAACTTGTCGGCGTCAGGGTGCCGCTCAAGGATGTCGGCTACCTCCGTGGGGGTAAGGCCGATCTTGACGATGTCGGCGGCACCGCCCGTCATGTGCATGGAGTTTTCCACACCACCGATACGCCGATTGTACTCAGCGTCCCTGTACCATGAGTTCACCAGCACAGGCGTCACCCTCACCGCAGCGCGGACATCTGCTAGGATTCTGGAGAGTAGGATGAAGTGCGGCAGTAGGTCCAGGCTGGGAGCCTCCAACGAGGCCACTGGGGAAGAAGTCTCACGGCCAACGTCCGCCATCTCAAGCGCGTGAAAGTGCTTTACACCTGCACGGGCTAACACACTGCCACAAGACTCGGCCCACTCATCTCTCGTCATCACGAAAGCCTGACGAGTTATCAAGCACATCCGGCCTCTTCGGCTCTCGCGTCAGCGATGCACCGATACCGCTGGCTACCGCGCCGATCTGGGGTCCGAGGTACTGGGCGATCCGGGGACCGGCGGTCCACATAAGGAGGCCGGTGAAGATCGTACCGAGCAGTGCGTATGCAGCATTAGGAACATCAGCCCACAACAGGCTGTCAGCTACGATAATGGCTGCGGTGAACGCTAGGCTCGCGACGAGCAGAACTCGAGCGGCTGACAGGTTGCCTTTCTCGTCAGCTAGGATCTGGGAGATCATAATCAGCGGGGGTAATTACGGTAATTTTGTAGCAACCCGTGAGTTTCCTGATCATAGGTAGGTGCAAGTGCTTCTCCGGGCCTGTTCGCACCCGCGCTGAGTAGGCCACCGCCAACAGCCAGATCCTCGCCCAGCCTCTGTTGTCCTAGTTGGCGTAACTGGTCGTATCGCCTCATGGTCCCCAGGCGTTCTAGCCCTTCACGCATT